TGGAACGGGACTCCGCCAGGGCGGCCAGCCTTCTTCAGGACGACATTCATGGCTGCAGCGCTCCATGTAGTTGCGCTGTCTATGATATACGTTCCTACTTCGGTAAATGCGCCAATCTTCTTCAGGCGATGATACTCCGAGTCCCATGCCTGAAATGCACTTGGCATATTTGGATCTTCGTACTCATATCTTGTGTCGACGAAGATGGTCTTCCCAATATCATCCCTTATCGACTTCGTTCCTCCAGGGTCGAAGGAGTGAATGAGCACAGGAGTCCTACACGTCCTTGCCAGGGTGGTCTTGCCTGATCCCATGGGGCCATATATGAGGGCGTTGAAGGTCTTGTTCTGTGCCTTCTCCTCATACATCGTGTTCAGGGCAGATAGTTCTTTCTGAATATCTAATGCCATTGTTTCCTCCTTGCGTTTTTCATACTAGTTAAAAGTCGAACACTTGTTTACTCTCCTCAGCAGATGGATCCCACCATTCTATCTTCATACCCATCGGGACTTCTGTGCATCTCCTCAAGGGATTTGGCCACGCGAGGCAGAAGTCAGAATACCGACAGCCGAAGTACTTCGTGCAGTTGGTTGGATTCTTCGCAAATGCCATCATTACTTCCTGAGAGTCTGAGCACTTATTCAGGAGTCGATCTGTGTCCCAGTCAATCAGGTCAATCACCTGATTGACAGTCCAAAACCAGTCTTGCATCATTTCCTTACTTCGCCTGCAAGGTACCCGCTGGAATTTTGTCTGCGTCTTCTGAAAGAATGTCCCGCTTATTTCTGTTCCTTGCACTTCTTCGTACGGGAACAGACAGTATAAGACGTGATTATATGCGCCAGTCTGGATCGACTGAGTCCACTGGTCAGTCCATATGCGACTGAGCGTGGAGCCTGTCTTGTGCTCCCTGCTAATATATCCTCTGTTCGTCTTGATAATACTATCCATCCTGAAGTGCAGCCTTTTCAGGTCTGATATGGGGACAGTTCCTGATATCTCTGTATATAGAACCTCTTGCTGCTTGTCCTCTCCCTTATACTCTCGAATATACGAGAGCAGTGCATTGAGCGCATTCCCTGGATTCTTGGGCGAGTTACCTTCATCGTACTCAGGCCCCCAGTACTGCCTGTAGTGATCGTTGAGAAGTGTCCAGGCATCTGCTACTGACTCCTCTGAGTACCCATGCAAGAGGAGGTACTCCATCGCCAGATGCCATGCCTTCCCAAACTCGAGGTGCAAATTTGCCTGTTCAGGGCGCCAGCCGAGGATGTACTCATAGAAGTATGACCTCGGGCATTCGAGGTAGGTCTGGATCTTTGTGCTGTCTATGACTGACCAGCTCTCATGTTCTTTTATCATTCGTTCTCCTCTTCTTTCTTCACCAGCATGCCTTCCAACTCTTGGATGGCGTGTCTGATGTCTTCATAGTCATTTGTCCAGCCTGCTCGCGTTACATACAGAGAGTACTTCTCCTGACTCGTTTTGTCTATTGACCCATAATATGAGATATATACACTAACTACTATGTGGTCATTTGGGAAGCGCTTCTTGAGTCTACCAAGGATTCTTCTCATTTCAGCCGCTTTCATTACATCACCTCCTTTCTTCCCTTTTCCCACCATTTTATCATTCCTTCCTTGCTTTGTCAATGAGACGTTCGATGCTGTGCCTATCCTTGTCGTCGGAGAAGTACTGGCGAACACTCCACGCAGTCATGCCCAGCCTATTGGCGAGGTCTGAGCACATTATCTTGTATGCTTGGAGAGCAGTATGGGCCCTCTTATGCAGGATGAATACCTCACCATGCCAGTTGAATGTTCCCTTATACAC